AGAACAAACGGAGGATAAAAAAGAATGAATATAACTAATGCTGGTGTACGTGGTTATAACCCTACTGGGGTTGTAATTCACAATGACGCTGGTTCAAACGGTGCTAAAACTAGTTTTTATGATAGTTGGTTACCTAATCATGATCCAGAAGAGGGCTTTGCTCATGTTTACATTGCTTCTGACGGACGATTGCAGGCTTCCGACTTCTCTAATATGGCATACCATTGTGCTAACTCATACGGTAATGCAAATTACGCAAGCTGGGAAATATGCCAATCAGAGGGCGATTTGAATCAGTTTTTGATAAATGAGCAAGCGGTACTGGATGACGTTGCTAAGTACATGAAACAATGGGGACTAACTCCTAATCATGATACTGTGAAGCTACATCAAGAGTTATCATCTACTTCATGCCCTAGACGTTCAGTAGAAGCTCACGGTGGAACGGTAGAAAGCTGTCGCTCATACTTTATCACAGAACTAAATAAGCGCCTTACAGGGCAAAACAATACACAAACAAATACAGAATTAGAGGACGATGAATTAATGAAATTTACATATACAAATGGCGACAAAACAACTTACTACTTCAATGGCGAAAAAGTTATCGCTCTATCACACCCAGATCAATTGGCAATCGTTCGCAAAACTTATAAAGAAACAACTGGCAAAGACCTTAAAAACTTCGATTGGAAAGGTTCGCCTATTGATATTCGTTTCATGCAAGCTAACGGAATTGATAAACCAATCATTGCTAAAAAATAATATAAAAAAGGCCACCTTAATTGGTGGTTTTCTTTTGTAATTGAAGATATTCTGCTTTCTATTTTTAATTTAATGTTTTTATATATTTGCTCTTTTTATTTCATAACCTAGAACTTTGTATCCGCGATTTAAAGCAGTTGCTATGTTCGGTGTCATTTCATCTTTTTCACTAACATGTTGACTTCCTCTATTATTAGATCGTTCAGTTTCCTCATCGTGTTCTCTTGCGATTCTGTCAACTTCGGCTTGTTTTTCAGCTTCAGCTCTTCGTTGATTTTCTTCACTAACTCGTTGTTCTTCAATTGCTTCCTCCTTAGCTTGCTTTATATGCTCATATTTTGCTTTCTCTTGCGTTTTAAACTCTTGGTCATATAATTGTGCCACAATATCATTAAAGCCCTTATCTGCCCTTTTATGAGCCTTTTGAATATAGTTTATTGATGTGATAGTTGTGTCATCTGTTAAAATAAAGATAATTACTCTCCTTTTTTTATGGTTTAATTGCTTACCTGATTAATTGCTTCAATAATGTTATTACCAGCATTTATTAGAATTTCATCACTTACAGTTACATTCTTTCTTGAAAATAGTTCGCTCTCAATCTTCATAAAGTGCATTGCTTTAGCTAAAAATTGAGCAGATGATTCATAATATAATGTTTCTAGTTCATCATCTAAAAGCTGTGTTAAATCATCGTTGGCAAAAGTTGTTAGTTTTCGCTTAATCTCTTTGCCATTGTCATCTTCTTCTACGTAAAAACGCTTCATCTATTCATTCCTCTAATTTCAAATTTTTCAATAATATACCGTTTAGATCCTAACTCAAAGCTGACTAGATAATTATTAAAAGGGTCTTTTTTGTTCAAGTCGTTAGCAATCTTTCTAGCTGTCGACCGTGGATATTTTGACCTGTTTATCTCACTCGTATATTTGTGTAGTATTATCTCATTGCCTCCCTTTGCATTCTACGCTTCAAACGTTGCTTATATAGATATTCTTTGCTTGGTTCTAAACTAGACAATATCTCATCTAGTAAGTCAAACGCTTCTCCGTTATCTCCTACGCTATCAATTTTTTTAAGTGTAAGCTCGTGCATTTCATCATCATTTAAAAACATAGTAAGATAAGGGAATGCTACGGTATGCGGTAAACTCAAGCGTGATTGAGTTGTATGTAACTTAGGCCATGTACCTGTCTCATCTTTAATTTTTAACTCAAGTTGGTTGATTCCGATTCCTCGTTCTTTCAGTACGCTAGTAATTCTTTCATATAATTCTTCGTTTGTCATTATGCTATAACCTCAATTATTTCTGTATGCTTTTTAACTTCATGTCTTTGTTCTTCTGGAAGCAATTCATTCCATTTTAAAGCCTCTTTTTTATTATAAAACTTACGTGATTTAATTTCTTTTTCCAATATCCAAGATACTGTGTAGTATGTGAATTCGTCTTTCATTATCCAATCACTCCTGTCTTTATATTTAATCTTTGCTGACTTGATAAGTGATATAAATTGCACCACTTACAGTAATAAGCTCTAACTGGTATCTTATCAGCTTTCTTTTTGTTATGCTGGGCATTTACTATTGAATATAAAGCGCCCATTTTTGTGTATTTGCGTTTTTTACACATATTATTCACTAGCTTTCTTAATCATTGCTTGCTTATAAGCCATAATCGTTCCGTCAAACATAGCACTTTGGATTTCTCCTTGTTTAATAAACCCTTTTTGTTCTAATTGAATTACTTGTTTTGTTAATCCTTTTAATGTAAATGCTGTTGCTACTTTAATTTTGTCCTTAGGTTTTCTGTTAAATAATTTCATTTGTTTTTTCACCAAAACTTTCTATTTTCATGTCTTCGTAATTAATTATCAAAAACACTCCATTCATTTATCGTAAATAATTCAAAGCCGTTCAGTTTGCTTTGCTTTTCAATTTCTACTTGGTTTCTATCTAGGTCTGTCAGCAGTTCAATTACAGGCATACCGTTATCAAGCCACCTGATGACTGTATTAGCTTTAAGTCCAAAATACTTAGCACATTGAGCCTTACAGCTAAAGTGTAGTTCTTCTTCCGTCATAGGGTTATAAGCTACTACCTTTATAGCTTTTTGCATTTCCGTTGTTTAACCTCCTTTTCTATAAAACTATGATATCAAATTACTTTATATTTGTCAAAAATAAACTTTAGATATCTTCAATAAATTCTAAATATCTTTCATCAATCGCTTTTATCTCTTCTTTTGTGAACTCTGATTTGAAGTTATTTCTTTCCTCTTTAAACCCTAGGAATAGGAACTTTTCCCCTAGCTCGTTTTTAAAAGAGTTTAAATATCCTTTTTTGTTGTTCATCAGCTTAACGTTGTATTTTTCCATTTGTATCTCCTTAATTTCTATAACCCTAATTGTATCAAAAAAAGCCAATGCTGTCAAACATTAACTCTTTGTTCTTTTAACCAAAAATTAGATCCGCTTCTTCTTGTAACACTTCTTCAGGAATTTCAGCACCACTTACATCATACTGAATACTTAACAAGTACATTGTCCATTTTCTTCTGAATGCTTTATCTTTCATTTGTTCCTCTGTGAAAGTTGTGTTGATTCCATATTCTTCTACGATTTGTTGTTTTCTAGTTGTTAATACTATCATTGTTTCGTTCTCCTTCATTTCTATAAGACTATAATAACAAAAAAAGTCAATGCTGTCAAACATTAACTCTTTTTAATTATTTTATTCCTTCCCAGCGTTCAAAATCATCAGCAAGTTCTTGTATAAAGACCATAATATCGTCAGTAGTGTACTCTGTAAGCTCATTATCGTTACTTAAGTTAGCAAGTTCTTTGGCATAGTCTAAAGCCTTGTTACGGTCTTTGTCGTAGCTCTCACCCTCTTTCTTTCCAGCTCTTACTAGATACTTCAATACCTGCATTGTATACCAACCTGCAAGCTCTTCGTAGTTAAAATTATGTTTCAAGTATTCATTAAGTTCCACACCGTATTCATTGGCATAGTGCTTATTTGTACTATAATTCATTTAGATGTTACCTCCAAGCCATGTAATAAGCAACGTTGCAAGCATACCCACCCAAGTGATAGCGATAAGTGTAAAGCCGACACCTGCAACTATCATTAAAGTTTTTACTGTATCTTTCATTTTGTTCTCCTTAGTTTGATTGTCTATATTTTTCCATTACTTTAGGGTATTTACTAACAAATTGCAACTGTTCTTGATGTAAACGACTTGACCAGTGGAATAGTCTATCAATTTCAGCTAAGGCGTCAAACTTTTCATACATCTCTTTAATGTAAAACTCTGCGTTTCCTAATGACTTCCAATGTGCTGACGTTCTCACAGAGTACCCATTTTCAGCAAGTTTTTGTGCGTTAATATCAGCCTTTTCTTTTTTCTTCATCAGGATATCAATCTCTTTAAATATAATCTTTAGCAATTTCACTTGATAGTTTTGCACTATTTCTTCAGCTGTCATCTCTGCACCTCTTTCGTAATTACATTCTATCAAATTACTTTTACTTTGTCAAACATTAACTGTTTTTAACCATAAATAATTTCTCACATTTATCATTTCTTGTCCCACCTTCCAAAGTGCTATGTGCTTTATCAAAAGAATATACAACTTCAAAACGTTCATCTGAAATTGAATAACTTGAAATTATCACGATATTAGTTTTAGCTATTTCAAATGCCCAGTCATAAAACTCTTGACTATCGAATGAATTTATATAACTTTTTTGGTGACTTCCTTCATAAGGAGGGTCAAGATATAGAACAGCTCCAGAAACATCACTAAAAGTATGATAACTTTTGTTTGTAGCTTTTATTTTATTTAATTTTTTAAGTTGTTCAAGTCGTTCAAGTTGTTGGAGTTGTTGGAGTTGTTCAAGTTGTCGGAGCCGTGGAAGTTGTTCAAGTTGTTTATGTATTTCTGGCTTGGCGTTAAACCAATTCCAGTCCAGTCCAGAAGTAACTTTCTTATATGTTTCTGTTTGTC